CGTTTCAAATCCTAATGAAGTTTTGCAAAGTGAAGATGGTGAGTATCCCAAACTATTGACCATGGCTTTGCGTAAAGAAATTGAATTTGAAACACTATGCGTACTAAATGACATACTCGGTTTTCTTCCGATGTGGACACGAAAAATCTCAGATACGATTCGTTGGCCACAATTTCGAAGAAAGATTATCAAATACACTCCGTTTATACAATACGACAAACAGAAATGTAAAGACATACTGAAAAAGGCTTTAAGATGAAAATTTACTTAGATATGGATGGCGTGATTGCCAACTTTGAAAAAAGATACCACGAATTGTTCAATCAAACTCCTGCCGAGGGGCGAGACAATAAAGAGTTTAGTAAAAACTGGGACGTTTTTGTCCGAGGAGACAATTTTGCTACACTAGAGAAGTGGCCTGGTGCTGATGAACTTTTGAAGTTTGTTGAAATTGCCAAAAAAGAAAAAGGTGTCGAAGTTGAAATCCTTTCTTCTTCTGGCGGTGAGAAATTTCATAATGAAGTTTCCGACCAAAAAGACCGTTGGTTGAAAATGCATGGTATCACCTACAAAAGAAACATTGTTCCTGGTCGCAAACACAAATCAAAATATGCAACACCAGAAACCATTTTGATTGACGATACTCCAGATGTTATTGAGGCATTCAACAAAGCTGGCGGTATCGGCATTCTTCATACAGATTTGGGCGAGACTCTCTCAAAGTTGATTGCAGCGCTTGAAAAATGACTAAATACATGATATACTATGATATTGTGGATAAGTCGAAAACAAACCGTTAATACTCCGTTTATACGAAAGGAAAAATTATGAGCTCTTTTGCTAATCTCAAACGTAATCGTTCTTCATTTGAAAAACTCACGAAGGCGATTGAAACTACCAACCAAACTGCTGAGGCAGGTTCTAAAGACGATACCCGTTTCTGGCAACCTGAAGTAGATAAAGCAGGTAACGGCATGGCTGTTATCCGTTTTCTTCCTGCTCCTGCCGCTGATGGTGACGATGCACTCCCTTGGGTTCGTTTGTTCACTCACGGCTTCCAAGGTCCTGGTGGTTGGCTCATCGATAACTGTTTGACCACTCTGAATGATAAGTGTCCCGTTTGTGAACACAACTCTACTCTGTGGAATTCTGGTATCGAAGCGAACAAAGAAATCGTTCGCAAACAGAAACGTAAGCTGTCTTATATTGCTAACGTTCTGATTATCTCTGACCCAAAGAATCCCGAAAACGAAGGTCAAATCAAACTGTTCAAGTTTGGTAAGAAAATCTTTGATAAGATTACTGAAGCTATGAATCCGGACTTTCCTGATGAAAAGCCAATGAATCCTTTCGACTTCTGGGAAGGTGCTAACTTCAAGTTGAAGATTCGTAATGTTGAAGGCTATCGTAACTACGATAAGTCTGAATTTGAATCACCCGAAGCTCTGTTCGGCGGTGATGATGAGAAACTTGAAGGTCTGTGGAAGAAAGAGCATTCACTCAAAGACTTCACCGACAAGAAACACTTCAAACCTTATGAGCAGTTGAAGGCACGCCTTGACAAGGTACTTGGTTTTGAAGGTTCTGTAACTCCAGTCAAAACTAAAGCTACTGACGATATCGTTTCCAATATTGATGATGAAGAAATCTTGGACCGCAAATCTAATGTTGCACAAGATGATGATTTGGACTACTTCAAATCTCTGGCTGAATCGGATTAAATCCTTTTCAACATAGATTAAACCCCGCTTCGGCGGGGTTTTTTATTATGCAATAACTCTCGAAACAAGAATCTTCATAAATTCTTCATCAACCACGGAAGGAATTCCTCCCATATTCATAGGCGTTTGTGGTGCCGATTGCATATTCGTTGTTGGTGCGTTGATTACTACAGGTGCAGCTGCGGTAGCAACTCTCATCAAATCCGATAATTGAATAGAAGAACCTGCAATTGTAGTTCCTGGAACCTTGCCACTTGCTGGTGGCATTTGCGCTACTGTTGTTCCAATTGATGCTTTGTTATTGCCAACGCCAGCGTAATAAGATGCACCAGTATATGGATTCGTTATTGCAGCCCAAACTTTCGACAACTCAAACTGTTGTTTAACTGGGTCATCGCCAGCTTTTGCAATCGCAGTATTGTATAAACTCTGTGCCAGTTTATCTTGCGTTTCTTTATTGAAGATATCGGTTTCTTTGGCAACACCTTGGTTGACCAAACCTTTTAGCGTTGCTGGAATTATTTGATATTTACCAGCCGCAAAAAGTTCTTTGTTGGCCTGCATTTTCATCACTTCACCTACAGTCTTTGTTGAAAGACCTGGAAGTCCATTTGGCATATCGCCGGCTTTACCTCTATTTGCCGCATCGTAACCCATTCTACCACTTTCAGCTTGACCAATTTGTTCAAGTGATACGCCAGATGTTGCAGGTGTTACAGGTGTTGGACCTGCCGCAGGCGCCACGTTTTGTGGTGATGCTGGTGTCGGAGAAGGTGATACATTTACATCTATTTGTTGTTCATCAGAAATAGAACTGAATTCTTTCCACAGTGAATATAATTCCCATGCCGTCCACACACTAAAACCCAGCTGTACTGCGGCCGCAACCCACCCAACGATTGGCACTGTGGCCAGTGCTCCTGCTGAAGCAAGTTTTACTGCAATTTTACCCCACAATCTAGGTGATTTCTGTGCAACAAATTTTAGGAATTTACCCCATCTTGAATCTTGTGTTGATTGCGCTAACTGTCCAACAGATTGTGTTCTAGCATCAAGTATGGCTGTTCCTGTTTGTTTTGCCAATCCAGGAATTTTCGATGCGCCAGAAATTGCTTGTTGAGCAGCGACACCACCTGCAACAGCCGCAATGGCCTTATCTGTTCCAGAAATTTCTCTTTTTTGTGTGATTTGATTAATATCAGGCGCACCCATAGCATCAGGTGTTCCTGTAATATCGGGAGTTCCCGGTGGTGCCACAGTTCCAGGCGCAGCAGGTTCATATTGATTATCTTTATTTAAATAATAGAGTGCGCCACCCATTAAGACAAATGGTAGAGATTTTTTCAATAACTTAGAGCCTGCGCCAGCAGCTGCGGCGCCACCGGCACCGCCTACGGCAGCTCTCGTCAAAGAAACGGTCGCAGCCACAACAGCGGCATTAAAAGCTGCCAGCGCACCAACTACGGTTGCGATTGCACCACCAAGGGTAACTTTTATTGAGCCAAAAGGAGTTTCTAATGATGTTAGTTGAATGCTGAAAAATTCTCCAATGGTTTTGAAGAAATTACTTATTGTGTTACCTATTGATTCTCTAACGTTTGGGTCTTGTAATAGTTCACCAACAAATTTTATAGAACTTGAAATTCCATCAAAGAATACACCTACAACTTTAACCATGAATCCTTTTACGGCATTTCGAACATCTTCATTCTCTAAAAGTTTTCCTATGCCAGCAACTAATCCGCCGTACATCAATCCTTTGAACAAGTAACTAAGGAATCCACCACCTTCTTTTTCACCAGTGGTTGTCGAAACTTTAGTTGGACTTGTCGTTGGGCTTACAGTTTTAAATTGTGATTCGTAAAGAGATTCACGTTCCTTTGCAGTTTGAAAGAATCTATCCGCTTTATCTCTTTGTGTGCCGCCTGATAATTTTACAAGTTTGACTATACCTTGTCGCATGATATTTGTGTCACGCATCATTAGAGGCATAACCGATGTATTCTTAGCAACAATGTCAAGTCTTTGATTTAAAGAAGAAATGTCTAGAGACGGTGCAACCAACTGTGAAGTCTTAATCTTTTCTTTTGGTTCTGTCGCACTATAACCTTTAACTTTAGGAAATAAGGCATTCATAACCGAACCACTCTTGAACAAGTAGTTTCTTGGGTCGATTTTTTCTAACGTAGTCCCAACAGCTGCCGTTCCTACGGACGAAAACAAATTAGAACCGGTCTGTCTTTGTTTTTTGAGAAGTTCTTTGAATGCCATTTCTTATCTCTTTTTACTTGCGTTTAGTAATTTCATCTTTTCATTTTCTTCTTCAATGTGTTTAACTAACAAACTAACATAAATTGATTTTTCCCAAGGTACCATATTTTCTAGTTCACTCAGGCTGTATTTGTGGTGATGCAATAAAGCAAAGTTCGTTTCGTAATGATTTTTTAAATTGTCATAACGAAACGTCATCCGAAAAAATTTTGAATTCCCTCCACCATAATCTTTTCAGAGTAACCACATTTCGTACACTTGAAATCAACTTCTTTTCTTAGTTTAGGCATCGTGTCAAAAAATGTTTGAATCTTTGAGAATTGTTCTCTTGACATGCCTTCAATAAATTCTTGAAGTTCTTTGGTGTCGATATCTTTTTTATAGTAGATGTTGTCTTCGTCATAAATGAAGTCAACACATTCGGTGATAATTTTCATCAATGTTTCAACTTCTGAACCAGTTTCTATCGATTCAACCATTTTGAAGTTTGGGTATTTCATAACAACACCCATTTTAGGTCCTAGTTCAATTTTGTTTGTGTGATTTTTCTCTATTTGAGGTTTCACATCCAACAAATTGAAATCAATCTTAACAAGATTGTTACAAGTCTTTTCTTCACCTGCATCGTCTTTAATTTTGTTGTTGCACTTGTACTGCAATTCAGAAACTTCACTAATAGATTTTGCTCTTAGATTTAAAAAGAAAAATTCCAAATCTAAAATAGGCAACATATCTACATCAAGCTCATCCAAACAACAGTTATTGATGATTTGTTTAATTGTACTTACAACTTCTTTTTCATCTTCTGATTCCATTGCCATCAGAAGTAGTTTTTCTTCTTTGACCAAGAATGGTCGATATTTAACTTTCTTTTTTAGAAGTGGTAAATTCAATTCATAAATTGGCACATCAAGTTTTGGTAAAGCCATTGTCTATCTCCATAGTTTAAATAATTCTGTTAAAAATTGTGCCGGCATCATTCAATACACCGGCAGCTTTTCTGTCAACCCATTGTCCAAACTTTACACCAAAGAGTGCTGTTGCAGCTGCAAGAATGTCGTAGTTTCCTTCGTAGATGACTCTGTATTTTTGGTAAGCAAATTGTACGGTCAGGCGGTGAAAGCCTTCTTCCGACCATGACAATGGTTGAGAAGAAATACCAATTGGGAAAGCGTCAATCAATTCAACCGCAAAAATCTTACGGATGAATTCATCATATTGGACAATTTTTATGTTTGTCAGATATCTTGTGTTTTCGCCTTTAGGAAATCTCAAATTGTTTGTATCTGTCGGATGAATAGATTCCATCCATTTGTCAAATAACTTTCTTTCAAAGAACTCGTTAGTGCATAAGAAAGTTAAGTTTGTATCGTTGTACTGTGTTTGATATGGCACTTTAAATGTTGGACCATACACTTTTGCATCGGCAGTAACCAAAGTTTTTCCAGGTAATTCTGCACTCTCACATTGTAACGCTAGGTAACGACTTAATGTTGGATTGTCGCTTCTTGATTGAGAATTCGATGCCTCACCACTTAAAAGGTCAGTCACATCGGCCAGAACGGTGTTGCCGATGTTTAGTAATTCCTCTAATGCAGAGTTTCGTACAAAAGAATTGATGTACTGAGGAATAGGAAGAACAACTTCAAAACGACTTGGTTTTGAAAGTCCATCTTTACTGTTTAAATTGGATAGAAATAATTGCGGTGAAAATGACATTAGAATTTTTTCCTAGAGTCTGAATATACTTTACTTGTTGATGCACCGACAAAAGATTCTACAGGTAACATAACTGCAATGTCCCACTCATCGGCAGTTATTTCCAAAAATCTGGATTGTACGTGATTGAACAAATATCTTTTTATACAAGGTTGCACTTCATACATTTTTGATGCTCTTGTAAGCAAATCATAACTCAATCTTAATTTTGTTGTTTTATCGTATTTTGTATTTGTTGCGTATTCGCTCAATTTATCCAATAGAATGATTCGTTGCTTTGGGTGAATGTAATGCAGATTCAACCCTAAAAAACCGTCTGGGTAGTGTTCAATTGGTAAAACCAGTGGGAACCTATCGTAATATGGCAACGTATCCTTCGTTTTCGGGTCATAGTAGTAAAAATACATACGACCTATAATGGAATTACTTTTCAACCTTTCACGGTCTGCCATGAGTCCTTGCTTGGTAGGGCTGAGAGATTTTATTTTGACACGGAGCCATTCCCGTGCCTGATTAGTGCGCGGTGCCAATCCCTCTTTCGCAAGAGAACTCTTAATTCGGTCTAGTAAGTATGCCATGTTCTATTTATCACAAAAAACAGAGGCAATAAATAACATCTGCCTAAGGAATCGACAGAATCTGTTATAAGTATTGGTGTCCGCTTTAGAAATTAAACGATTCCCAAATCCTTTTCCGTAAGTACCTTGAACTCCCATCCGTGGTCCTTACAGAATTCAGTTGCCGCTTTCCACTTGGATTGGTTGATTACGTAAGTAACTTGTTCGGTAATAAACTTCTGTGTCTTTCTTTTTCGCACAGGTTCTTTTGTCTGATATTCTGGTTTTACTTCTAAAACGTAGGTCATCACAGAACCATCACGTTTTTTCACTTTGACGATAAAATCTGGAAAGTAACGGTGTATCTTGTTGTCGATAGGATTGTAATATTTTATTGGCAATTCTTCAGATGACCACCAAATAACACTATCGTTGTTATCCAACCATGTCATCACACGGGCTTCCCACGTAGAACGCCAGATGATGTTCGATGCATCACCGTTGTATTTTTTTGGATTTTTGGGTACAAATCGTCCTGAATATGCCATAAATAGTATTTATTAACCAGTAGGGACTAAGATGGCTCTATTCTCATTTACAGACATTAAGTTTAAGACCAACACCAGTAGGAATGATTCGTCAAATGCATTGACGGAAAACAACCAATATAGAACAAACACGTTCAGATATCCTATTGATTTAGGTGTTGCGGACAAAGGCCACTATGTTGTCATTCACGTAAATCAGCAAAAACAAACTGCATTTCAACGACCACTTTCTTCTGATTATCCAACAGTTTGGCAGAATCGTTTAGAAGGTAATTCAACCACACCTTTTTCACAAGGTTCTAGAATTTTAGGTGAAGCAATATCCGAAGTTGAAAATCTTGTTGGTACGTCTGTCATTGATAAAAATGACATTGCAGATTTTTCTACTGGTTTCTTGAGAACGATTCAAAGAACAACAGATACAATCGCATTGTACATGCCAGATACGGTGCAATTTCAAGCCAATCAACAATACGATGAATTAAATTTAACTGGTTTGGTTGCTGCTGGTGCAACAACCGCAATGTCGTTACAAGACATTTTAAAGAATGCAAAAGCTGGAAGTTTTACTGGTGTTTTGGGTAACCTGGCACCAATGATTTCTTACTTTGCAAACCAACAGAACATCACTAGAGCCGCATTTACTGGTTTTACTGGTAGAGTTACAAACCCATTGATGGAAGTTATTTACTCTACTCCTCGATTGAGAGAGTTTAGATTTGACTTTATGTTCTATCCTAGAAGCGAGATAGAAGCAAAAGAAGTACAGAAAATTATTAAGAGACTACAATTTCATCAGGCGCCAGAAATCGATATCAAAAATCGTGGTTTCTTTTTGGTTCCTCCTTCAGAATTCGATATCAAGTTTTATTACAATGGTGCAGAAAACTTAAACGTTCCTAGAATTTCAACATGTGTTATGACTTCTTTTGATGTTGACTACGCACCAAACGGATGGTCAGCATATGAAGTTATGGGCGAAAACAAACCTGAAATTGGTAGAACAGGTATGCCGGTTGCAATACGCTTGAGCCTAGGATTTAAAGAGACTGAGGTTATCACCAAACAATTGTTGGCTGGTGATGAAAATAATGGTGAACTTAGAACACAAGCTGAAATCGATTATTCTAATTCTCTTGGTGATTTTCCTGGTTAATAGGTAATTAAATGGCAAAATACTTTTCAAAATTTCCTAAAGTATATTACAACTTAAACGGAAATCAAAACGTTGATGTTGTAACTAATATTCTGTCGCGTTTCAAAATGTCTAATCATTTGAAACAATATTCAGCAGCATATTACAATTACAATATTATTGATGGTGAAACGCCAGAAATAATTTCTGCCAAAGTTTATAATGAACCCGAAAGACATTGGGTTATTTTGTTTATGAATGATATCGTTGACCCACAATGGGATTGGCCATTAACTTTTGATGTTTTAAACACGTATATTGAAAACAAATATTCGGCACCAGAATATGCAGATACCGCAAACACTTCAAATAGTGGAATAGAATGGGCTAAAGACCACACTAAAGCTTATTATAAAGTTGAAACGATACAAACTTCAAATGGTAGTACCGAAGAAAAAATAGAATTAGCTTTACCAGAATATAATAATGTGGTTACAGGTTCAGTTTCTTATACTTTGTCAGATAATAATGTCATTGATGTTGTCACAACAAAAGAAACAAAAAAT